GTCAGATTTACAGGTTCTTCCTTCTATAATGTTGACGCGACTTATTCCTTGTTTCGTTCGGTTTTATTCTGCGCCCGCCGATTCTTCTGCTCGTCAGGTGAAATCTATAATGATGCATCCGTAAGGGAGTTTATGTTGTGGGTTCTTGACCCCGATACTTCTGCACTATATAAACATATTTATCAGTACCGTGCTGTTCGTAGGTATGTTGAGGTATTCGCTAAACCTATTTATAATAGTTCCGGTTCTGTAAATCCTTTAAAATCATTGCTTTATGCTTCACATCATCACTATTCGCTATCATCCTATTTAGGGTTAGATTTCTATACTTGTCTCAAATTGCGTTTTGATTTTGTTTCTTGGAAAGATTATCAAAATTTGATTCAGTATTTTAAAAACCTTGAAGATGATAAACTTTTTTCATATGAAAATTATTCGAGTATGTCTTCTTTCACAGGGACTTATGATTTTAACGTTTTAAAAACACGCTCTATATTTCAATATCAAGTTCAGGAAGCTAATATGGCTTATACTGAGAACATTAAACATAGGGCTGTTGTAGATTCTTATAAAAATTAATTATATGGCTAATAAAGTTTTAGGAATGCATCGCCTTAAGAATAAGGTGAATAGAAATGCTTTCGACCTTTCTCATCGTCACATGTTTACCGCTCAGGTTGGCGAGTTGTTACCGGTTTTTTCTCAGTGGGTAAATCCTAATGAGACTTTTAAGATTGGTTATAATGGTAAAACACGTACCGCTGCGCTTAATAGTGACGCTTTTACTCGTATTCGTGAGAATATTCAGTATTATTTTGTACCATTTCAGAGCCTTTGGCGTTTTTTTGAACAACAGGTGAATAATATGACTGTTGGTGATGCGGGTCAGAATATTGCTAAGGTTGCCCTTAATTCTTCTACTTCTGCATCTTTGTCTACCGCTATGCCTTATATTTCTTATGTCGACTTAGCTAAGTATTTAAATGCTTACTTACAGCGTCTTTATGCTGCTCTTAATCAGTATTTCACAGCGGTTGAGTCTGGCAAACAGTCTATAACTGGTTTTTATGATTCATGTATTCATGGTGCATATCCTGACGTTTTTGTTTGTGATGGATATCGTCTTTGTCGTGCTGCTAAGCTTTTAATGTCTTTAGGCTATGGTAATTTTTCTGCTGTCATACAATATGATGGTTTTGCAATGGCAAATCTTTATGTTCGTTCGGGTCATGCTTGGAATCTTGCTGAATTTAAAAAAAGTCAATACGCTTTAGATTTGACTAAGTTTGAAGCTCTTGGTATTGAAAATAGTCCTAATATGTCTATTTTCCCTCTCTTGGCTTATCACAAGATTTGTAATGACCATTACCGCAACGAGAAGTGGCAACCTTTTGAGCCTTGGACTTGTAATATTGATTATATTGCTCCTAATAGTAACATGAATGCGGGCAATTTTATCAGTTTGTCTGAGTTTAGCTCTGAAAGGACAACTCTTTTCGATTTGGAAAATTCTAATCTTCCTATCGATTACTTCACTTCGGTTTTACCTCGTGCTCAGTATGGCGATGAGTCTGCCGCAGTTATCACTGCGGGGTCAGGAACTTCATCATTTACTTTTAATAATAAAGTCGAACCTACGGAGGGTGCTGTTTTTGATCTGTCTCGCCCAGAAGCTAATGATGGTTTGGTTAAGGAAAATAACTCTCATGCGATTGCCGTTGGTGATAAGTATGTTTTTGGTATTAAATCATTGGCAACTGGTTCGTCTCTTATGGGCTTTCGTGGTAAACTTGATGCTTCTTCGCTTTCAGTTAAGTTATCTGCCCTTCGCTCGGCAACGGCATTACAGAAGTACAAGGAGATTCAGAATAGTAATGACCCTGACTTTGCTGCTCAGGTGCTTGCTCATTTTGGTATTAAGCCTAAAGTTGATTCTCGCACTTCTGTTTTTATTGGCGGTGATGATAAAACGCTTAGCATTAACCCACAGGTTAATACTAATTTTCAACAGGGTGGCTTGCCGGATATTAAAGCGATTGGTGTCGGTGATTTGTCTGCGGGTTGTAAATTCACAGCGACTACTTATGGTATGATTATCGGTATTTATCGAGCTATTCCGCAGTTGGATTATGCGCATGTAGGAATTGATAGAAATTTGTTTAAGACTGACGCAACAGATTTCCCTATTCCGGAATTGGATTCTATCGGCATGCAGACACAGTATAGATGTGAGTTGAGTGCTCCTCTTATTGGTCTGTGTGAACATTATGTACCGTATAGAGAACTTAGTACCGCCATTAATATGTCTTTGACGTATGGTTACGCACCTCGTTATGCGGAATTAAAATCTGCTCGGGATTATTTTGAGGGTGGCTTCTGTGGTACATATAAAACTTGGGTTACAGGTTATGACCAAGAGTTTCTCTCTCTGTGGCGTCGGAACTCTGATAATTCAGGTTCTGCAGGACCATTGTATGGTATTGATGACTTATTTAAGTGTCGCCCGTCTTTGCTCTATCCTATCTTTGTAAATCAATGGTCGGGTACAGTTAACGATGATAAACTTCTTATTGGTAGTGTAAATACTTGTGTTGCGGTTCGTCCATTTAGTGTGTATGGATTGCCTTATAGTAAATAATTTAAAAATATTTTGATTATGAAAGCTAAAGAAAAAGTCGTTTATGTTCCTCCTGTTTATGAGGAAGTACAGCATGAAGTCACTTCCGTAGATGATAATAATGTTCCTTTGCGAACTTCTTTTCATACTGATGTATCTTTATTGCAACGTATTGATAATATGCGTGTTGATGCACAAACTCTGCGGGAAATTAAAGAATCGATGCAGCCTATGATTGACAATTCTAATTTTCGTAATGAGTTCGAAGAGACTTTTGGTTCTTTGACTGATGATGAACTCATTAACTCTTGCCCTAGTCGCTATACGCAGACAGCTAGCGAAAAAATGAACTATTTGAAAGAGTTGGCTGTTAAGGATAGAGAAGCACGTGATAAGGCTGCTGCTGCTGCTAAGGAGCAAGAAGAGAAAGATAAGATTGAGAATGAAAATAAGGAGTTTCAGGCTCGACTTTTAGAAATCTTTAAGTAATGTTGCCTATGTTATCTAATATGATTAATTGGAGTACTGCCGCTTTAGGCGGTGCTCCTTTTCGTTTGAATAAATGTACTGCTTTAGGTTCTGCTGGTAAAGGTGCTGCTGCAGGTGGTATTCTTGGCGGTGCTCCTGGTGCTCTTGTTGGTGGAGCTCTTGGTCTTGCGGGTAATTTAATTGGTGGTCTTTTTGGTAAGCATAATACCGACAAGACAAACGAGTGGAATTATAAAATTATGCAAGAGCAGAATCGCTTTAATGCTGAGGAAGCGGAGAAGACACGTAAATGGCAAGAATTGATGTATCAAATGTACGGTACGTCTTCTGCTAAGGCTAATGATTTGCGTGCTGCGGGGCTTAATGCTATGCTTGGTGACGTTTCTGCCAGTGGAAATGTTGGCAGTGGTGCTACTGCTACAGGTGCGGAATCTGCCCAGATGTTACCAACAGATTATGGCTTTATAGGTGATGCTTCAAATTCAGGTTTGGCTGCTTATAATACTACTCGTTCTGTTAATTCATCTGTTGCTTTGCAGAAATCTCAGGAGAATGTTAATGAGTCTGTTAGGGGTGTAAATGAAGCTCAGAAAGGCCTTATTGAATCTCAAACTGCTATGCAAAAAATGACTTATAAATTCGCTCAAGATACTTATCAGAATAGACTGTTACAAGAGCAATTTAAGGCTGAATTGTCTAATTGGCAAGGTTTTGATGCTATGTATGATGCTCGTCTCAAGGCTTTTAGTCTTTATAATGTCATGCCCCAAGAAGTTGAGAAGAACGTGGCTCAGACAATGTCGTTTTACGCTTCAGCCTTTCGTGATATTGCTGACGGTAAATATACGCTTAAACAGACTGAGAATTATGGACGTTGGCTCTCCATTCAGCAAACATTTGCTCATGCTGCTACTGTTCAAAGCAGTGCCGCATTAATGCAAGGTCGTGCTGCATTGACAAATGCTAATGCTAACGCTTCTTATCTTAAAAAACTTGGTGGATATTATGGCTCTTTAACCTCTGGTCAGGATATGACAAATGAAATGTCTCGGTATTATACTGATTTCATGTTAGGTAAAATGCCTATTAGTAAAGCCGAAAGTATTTTGCGTCAAACACCTTATAGACATTTACTTGATTTGAACATTCAACAAAATGAGTGGTCTTTAAACAAGTTGATGCAAGAGCCGGATTTGATACGTTCTTTGAGTGGTATGTACAAATCTGAAACATCTCTTACTAATAAGCGTGTTGATAGTTATGATACTGATAAAATCTTTGAGCGTGGCGAATCTGTTTCCCGTATGGTTAAAAATATCTCTGATGGTATTAGTAACTTTGTGCCTAAACCTAGATTTAGTAAAGGCTCTTCTACAGGTGGCGGATCTACACCGCCGCCTAGCGGTAAATCATGGTTAGATGCTTATCGTGAAAATCCTAATTATAATCCTACAGGTTATAAATGATAATTTGGGCGCAAAGGTTAGACCTCTGCGCCCTTTTTGCTACGCTTTTTGTACTTTAATTAAAACTTTTTCTTGACACTACTAAATAATTTAGTTAAATATTTGTTAATTGTACGTTATATAATGCAAACACGTTCCCAGATAATTCTCATTCAACATAAATACCTTCCGTAAAAATCTATATTTTTCTTATGAAATAATAAAAATTTATATTATACTCTTAATGTGTCTGTTTTGTATTTGTGTGCGTGCGCATTTTATACGTACGTACACAATTTAACTAAACAGATACTTTATTTTGGTTTGTCTGCTAGAAAAACCTTAGCTTTGCGCGGAAAAGTTACAACATGCTATTAACTACCTTTTTATGAAAATTTTCTCTGAAAATTCCTACTCTCTTGTTTGGGGTAGGCAAAAGCGGGAATACATATTTCCTAGTTACTGCGCTTTTGTTCCCCCTGTAACTATTTTCTTAAATAGTATTAATAAATTTGGTACTTACAAAAACTTTTCTTTATCTTTGCAGCATGAAAAAGGAAGTTATTAAAATTATCATTAAAGTAGCATTGTATGCACTTGGTTTGATAGCTGCTTATTTTGGTGTCTCTACCATGACATCATGCAGTACGTCTCACAATGTAGTTGCCAGTGGTCGCACTACTATTGTATCTGTTGATACCACAATTGTTAAACATGATGGTTCCGTCCATTCTAAAAATTTTAAGCCTTATGGTAAAAATTAATTCTCGTTGTTTCATCGTAGAAGTTAACGGTGTTCAGTATGTAGTTAAGTATGGCAAAATTGATGAATTTATTTGTTTGTTTTTGCCTAGTGTAGTTATCATTCAGTCAATGATTTCTTCACCTGTTTCTTGGGAACATGAATATCAATGGTACAAACGTATTTAGTTTTTTTTGCTTATGACGGCTAAAGATTATTTGACTGCTCTCAAAGTTATTAGAGAGATTCAGCGCAAACAGGCATATTGTAGTGGTCAATCTAAACCCTATCTTGCTGATACATTGAAAGAGATTGAAATGTATTGTCCCTTGGATTTTTCCAAAACTGGCGGTCGTGTTACTGAGAAGGTAATTTTAAGTTGTTATAATGGTGATTTATTTAGTACATAATTATGGCTTTATTTCCTCGATGCAACAATCCTGTTCCTGTCATTGGTCGACATGGCGTCACTCTTGTTGGTTGTCACTCGTGCATTCAATGCCGTGTTGCTGCACAGGAACATCTTTGTAAACTTCTTGAGGTTGAAGCGTCTAAACATAAATATATTGAATTTATTACTAACACTTATGACGATATACACCTTCCCTACATAGATACTTCCTACTTATACCCCTTTGGATATGCTTTGCGCATTCCTAATCGGGTTATTAAAAAATATAATCGTAGGACTAAAGAATTCTATTATGTAGAGGATAAAATTTCTAAGTCTTTTCAGCTTACCGATTTTGGGACTATTGACACAGCTTCTGTGCTTCGTGATTATTATTCACGTATAGATAAATATTATAATCGTTTTCCCAATCGTTCTCGTGGAATTCGTAATAATAGTGTCATTCCTATTTTATGGTATGATGATATTAAAAAATATATAGGTCGTTTAAGAAAATGGTTTTTAAAAGAATATGGTGAAAAAATACGCTACTACATTATTTGCGAGTATGGTACCCAATCATTCCGTCCGCATTATCATATCCTATTATTCCACGATTCGCCTAAAGCGAGAGCGGATTTTAGAGACGTTCGGACTTTGCCAATGTCAACCCCTGACAATCCCCGAGAAGTTTGTCGTAAACTCGATTTGGCTCAGATATGGGTCTACGGTGATACGACTACAAAGGTTACCGATGGAAATATGCAAGAATACGTTAGTAAGTATCTTACACAACATTCTGACTTCCCTCGAGTGCTTGACAAGTTTCCACAAAGGGCGTTTCACTCAATTCTATTGGGAGCAAAGGACAAGGCAGAGGTTAGAGAACTTCTCAAGGTTAGAGATTTCGAAGCATTGTCAACAGATTATGTTGTTAACAAAAAAGGTATTCGAAGACCTGTTTCCATGTCCTCTGCGTATTACTCTCAATTGTCCGTCAGATTTACAGGTTCTTCCTTCTATAATGTTGACGCGACTTATTCCTTGTTTCTTTTCCTGTTTTAAGATTCAATGCACTCCAATATCCTTTGCTTCTGTAATTTAACAAAATCCATTCCCCATCTGGTGACATCTCCATATTGCAGATTTTGGTGTCATCTGTAATCTTTGTTACTTTTCCTGTTTTAAGATTTAATTTTGCAATACATTCTTTTTGTATGATATCATCTTTTTTATTCATATGATATAAAGAAACATAAATCGTATCTTCATCCCATACTTTCCAGAAAATATCACTGATATTTCCTTTCACATTGTATACATAAATTTCTCCACGAATCACTGCATACTGAAATGAAAATTTCCTTCCATTATAAATTCCATGGAACCATTTTTTCTCTGGTTTTAATTCTTTTAAATGATTCCCTTCAATTGTATATACTTTGTCTGTCACTTCGACATCGTATTTTCCTTCGTAATGATACTGACAGATAAAGCTTTGGTTGTGTCCTTGTTTGATTTCCATGTTATCTTTTAGCACAATCTTTTGGTTTTTCTTATGATTGCTGACATCTTTGGTTTGTGTTACTTTATATATCGTCTGTGACATAAATGTCTTTTGAATCCACTGCCGAAATGTTTTCGATGTCGCTGCTGCCACGCTAACACTTATTCCTAAGGTCAGAAAACAAATCAATGCAATCGTTGCTGCTTTAACCATTGGTGTCATTTGCTTAAATTTTAATTGCTGTTTGTGGTTTTGGTTCTTTCTCTTTTCCATATCTTTCAATGTTTCCATCAAAAATTTATCATCCACTGCATCGATTGCCTGAAATAATGTTTTTTCCTCATCCTTATTGTCTTTCATATTTCAAATCCCTCCTCTTTCAGATATTCTTTTAACTCTTTTCTGATCCTTAACAGTTTGACTGACATATTCTTTGGAGTTATTTCATAATCTCTCGCCATTTCTGAGACCGATTGCAAAAACCAGTATCTTCTTAAAAATAAAATCCTTTTTTCTTTTGGCAGTTCCTCTATGAACTTTGCAATGATCCATTTTAATTCTCGTAATTCGATCTGATTTTCTACATTTTGTTCTTTACTGATGCACTCTTCTAATTCTTCCAGTGAAAGATCATACTGGCTGTTTCTCTTTTTTGCATGATGATATTCATAGCGTTTTAATGATAGATTTTTTATGATCCTGCAGATATACGCTTTGAATGGATTCGGTTTCTTGGGCGGTATCTGATTCCACAAGGTAAGCCATGTATCACTGACACATTCTTCACTGTCTCTGATATCGTTTAAGATTCCCATGGAAATGCTTGTACATAATCGTCCGTATTTTTTATCTGTTTCGTGAATTGCTCTTTCTTCACGGTTTGTATATAGATCTATGATCTTTTGATCTTCCATATCCTTGCCCTTCCTTTGTTTATTTTGATGATCATCTGGTTATATATACGGAATTATTATATGATACTACATAGAAATTGTAATTTGTGTGTTGGCCAACTGTAGATTTTGAGTATATGATAAAAAATAAATAAACGATCGGAAG